CTTGATCTGTGGTCATTGCCTGCATTTTAATTATATTTTTTATTTGTAGATTTTTCGATATATTTTTTATATCCTTGTCAACTTTTTCCATTACTCTTGCAATGTTTTTAACGAGAGCTTTTTTCTGTTGTATTTCTTTTTGTTTGGTAATTTTTTTGGTTTGAACAGCGGACTTCTTAGTAACCTTGCTAGTAGGTTTCTCTTTTTTAATTTCTTTTTTTTCATTTGTTTGTTTTACCATCTTAGTAGGTTTCTCTTCAACAGATTCTTCTTCAGCCATCTCTGTTGGTTCTTCTTCTATCATCTCTTCTTCAGCCATTTCCGTAGGTTCTTCTAACATATCTTCTTCTATCATTTCTTCTTCTATCATCTCTTCTTTTTGTGGAAAAGACTCTGTTATCATTGCTGGTTTTTCTTCAATCATCTTTTCTTCAGGAAAAGACTCAACCATCATAGGTGGCTCTTCTTCTATCATTTCTTCTTCTTGAAATGTATTTGTCATTACAAGTGGTTTTTCTTGTGCAAAGCCTTCATCTTCTTCTGGCATCATAGGTAAAAATGTTGCAACAATCTCATTAGACTCTTCATACATTTCTTCCATCATAACATCGTCAGCAAACATAACTATTGGTCCATCTTCAAGTTCCATACCTTCAGGCTCCATCATAAACTCTTGGTCCATCTCCATAAAAAACTCTTGAATAAACTCTTCTGCAAATTGAAATGTATTCATCTCCATTTCCATTGGCATTTCCATTTCAAATTGTGGTTCTTCATTAAATGTAAATGTTTCTTCTTCGAAAAAGAATTCTTGCACATCATCAAATACTTCTTCTTGTAAATCACCTAAAGTATCTTGAACATCACCCAAAGCTGTTGAAGTATTAGTATCTAATACAGTATCATCGTAAGTCATAGTAAGAGCTGCACCTAATAAATTTGGACCACCTCTAGCAGCTGACCCTGAATTGTTATCTGTACCACTCCAAGACCAATCAACTTTGTTTGATCCATGATTGTTGTAAATTAATCTATCATTATATTGACCACAGTTTGCAGTTTGTCCTCCAGAACTTGATGTTGGATAACCATTACAGTTTCCTTGAAAACCTACTATCTCTGTTCTTGTTTGTGTAGTTGTAGATAAGACTGTGCCTGATGAATCTTTTAGTTCTATTGTAATTGTGTGCGAGTCTGCACTTCCTGACTTACCTTCACAATTACCAGGTTGACTATCACAGTTTGCAACATCAATATAACTATTTAAAGTTATACCATTATCTAACATCTCTTGTGTTCTATTATTATTTGTTAAAGGTATATCATCAACAGAAAGTGTTGCTGTGCCAGTCACTTCAAAGTCACCTCCAACACTATATTTATAACCACAACTAGATTGAGATGCAGGACAATTAACATCAAATCCATTTATTGTAGAATTATTAGACACTGTACCAGAGCCACCTGGATTAATTTGTTCTGTAGAAGTAGATCCCCAATCTACACCATCACCTGCGTTTGGAAGTAAGTTGCCTGTTGTAACACTATCAGCTTGTGCTGCAGTAAATAAAAACAAAAATGGTATTAACCATTTCATTCTAATATAAGTTTCTTAATACTTCTGCTGCCATCTATGTTATCTTCTAACTCTGCCATAGATTTTATGCATTGATATTTAACTTTGCTATTAAGTTTTAACTGACGTTTAGCTACACGAGATCCTTTGAGACATTCAGACATTGAAGTTTGTATACGTGCTTCCTTAATTTCTCCGTTAATTATCATAAGTAAAGCTATAATCATTTCTGACATTAATGTGCTGCCTTTCCGTTTGCTCTAACTTTATCTTTTAAATCTTCAATATCAGCTAATGCTTTATCTAATTGTTCTCTTAAAAATTCTATGTTAACTTTGTTAGTCATATTCATTTCTTGAGTTTCTTCCATTTTTTCTACGGATTTATATAAATCTTCTAATAAAAAATGTTGTTCCTGGTCCACAGGGACTTGCTCGGATTTTTTAAGTAAATCATTTTCAAACAACTCACGTGACGTTTCTAGCGATACCAATCTTGCAGTCAACTCGGTGTATGCAAACACGCCGGCTGCAACGAGTAAAATCAAGCTAGCAACCGTCTTCATCGGCATCTGCACGGCAGCAGATTCTGATATGTTTAATGGTTTATTTTTCATTTAGGTGACTCCCATTTTACAGGTTTTTTCTTAGGTAAAATAATTTCTTCCTTATCTATTTTGTCAAATTCTTTTGTAGTTTTTGTTTCTTCTTGTAATCTTTTTTTCTCCGCTAATGCTGCATCTCTTGCTATTTTCTTTTCTTTTTTCTCTCTAGCTTTCATACGTTTTACATATATGTCATAGTCTGGTCTTTCATTGTCATACTTCGACCAAAGTTTTTCTGCTTCTTTACCAATTTTACCATCTATTGGACATGGTGTTCCTGCCTGTATCATAGATTCAAACACTCTTTCATCTTGACAAAGTATTGCAACAGCTGCAACTTTCATACCAAAATCATTAAGTATTCTTGCTAATTTTAATCTTTCACAATTTTTATCTATAAAATGTTTACCACCACTTATACCAAGACCAAATGTTTGCACACCTAATGATCCACCCACTGCACAAACGTCTTGTGTCATAGAGTTGTAAGAAGGTGCACTAGAACTTGGTGGTGCTGATCTTATGTTTGAATTTGTTGTGCTGTTTGTTGTACTATTAGAACTTGATCCAGATTGATATGTTGTAGTTGCGGTAGATGTATATCCACCTTCAATAGCTGTGTTAGATCCAGATGTATTTGTTTGTGTAGAGCCTGGATAAGCTGGACCTACCCATGCTATAAGACATAATAGAATAATTAATATTCCTGTAAAATAGTAATTCATCCTACAACACTCCATTATTATGCCGCCTGTCTACAAGAAGGACAAGTTTTTTTTATTCCATCTGGATGTTTTTCACAAACTATTTTTTCTTCCTCTTTTGGTGTGTCCTTATTAAATTTTATTTTGTTGTCTTTACATTGACAAAATTTACCAAAAATTTTTTCAATTAATTTTTTAATCATGTTTCCTCCCATATAATCTTCATATGTTTTTATTACAATATTGTTACATATGTAACAACTACAGTAATCGCATTTACGACCACAATGACAATCGTGTTTGCATTCAAAGCAAAACGTTTTCATTTTTTCTTTTCTTCAATTTCGTAAAAGAACTTATCAGTATCTTCAGTCTTCCACTGACCCGTATCTTCTACGTTCCATTCGTTGGTTTGTACCTTCCAATCAGGAATGTTATCTTTTACTGTGAAAGAAGGTAAATCCCATATACATCTATTATTAGGCTGTGCTGCAAAATTGCCGTCATCTAACGCAATTATGTGAGCGCACTTATGTTCGTGCGGTACTTCGGAATGTTCCGTATCTAGTATATTACTCTCTGGATGTGCAAAGTCAACGGTAAATAAATACTTACCTTCGTGCCATTTTTTATCTTTACCTATATATTTTCCATGTTGACCACTTAAAATATCATAAGTAGTAACAGCAGGATAATAACTAAAAGAATTCCAAAGCTCCAATTCATCAAGTCTCTTGGTGGGAACAGCTGTGGGTTCATAACCACGTTGAATAAAAGCCGTAATTGGGAGACGATAAAAGATTGCGCCATTTTCCATAATAGCATGCCATAAGATAGCGCGACCTGAAATAGCGCTAAGACCAAACACAATGCAGTCTTCAACTTCTCCGTGATGTTTTTGTAAGTCATATAAATATTCTCTCCTTATTTGTGCATATTGTACAGGAATATTTGCATTTAAGTAAGCCATAAATTAACCTCATTTTATTGTACCCCAATTTGGCCCAGATTCATAGTCTACTTTATTTGGAACTTCAAGTGCCACCGCTTCTTCCATAATAGATTTTATTTTTTGTGCATGGTCAGGGTTTTTTACAGATATATCAAGTTCATCATGTACTTGTATATGCGGTATGATACCTTCTTTGTATAATTCTAACATAGCTTTTTTTGTCATGTCAGCAGCTGACCCTTGTATTAATTTGTTTAATGCTTTGTAGGTGTATGCACGTTTAATCCCTGGTCCGTGTTCCATGAGCGCTGCATCGTGAGGTAATGCTTTATGTATGCCAAATTGATTTGGTTCCCACAAATGGAATCTACATAGTCTACCAAGTAAAGTTCTAACTCGACCAGAGTTCTGTGCTCGTTGCATAACATTATCCATCAGTTGTTTTACAAATGGAACTCTGTTGTGATATTGTCTAAACAAACTATCGGCTTTATCTTTACTAACACCTAACTCTGCTTGTAATTTATTTTTACCCATACCATAAAACAAACCAAGATTTATAGTTTTAGCTTGTGATCTAGGTATCTCTGCCATATCAGCAACAATATCGTGAAAGTCTGCATCACCATCATTATACGCATCCAAAACCTCTCCAACACCATATAAATTCTGTAAAGCTGCATAATGCACTACCAACCTAGGTTCTTGCTGAGAATAGTCAAAACAACCCCATGTATGGCCTTCCTCGGGTATAAATAATGACCTAATCCGTGGTCCAAGGTCTTTGTTCCTTGCTGGTATTTGCTGTAAATTAGGATTAGAATAACTAAATCTACCAGTCACAGTTCCGCCATTATCTGAACGCAATTGATTTATCTCTGCATGAATTCTACCTTTATGTGAATGCTTTAATATGGTATCAATAAATGTGGTATGAGCCTTGTTGATTTCACGGGCTTGGGCGATTAGTTTCACCAGTGGGTGGGGGTGATTCTGTAAAAAATTTTTAGTAAAGGAAGGTGCAGATGTTTTTTCAGTTCTATCGTAATCTAGTTTTAATTTATCAAAAACTTGTGCAATGCTTCTTGCAGCCCATATTTGAGTATCTATGCCTGTTTCTTTTTTTACTTTTTGGATTAACGTGGCTTCTTGTTGCGCTAACTCTTGCTTCATTGTATGAGCTTTTTGAACGTCCACTCGAACCCCACGAAATCTCATCGATACCAGACAAGGAAACAATTCAGTTTCGAGATCAAAAATAGATTGTATATCTTGGTGTAGTATTTCTTTTTTAAGTTCTTGCCAAAGTTCTAATGTAAGTTCAGCATCTTTTTCTGCATATGCGCCAACATAAATGGCAGGTAGTTTATACATTTCTGCCTTAGCGTCAACCCCCCAATCTTTTGCAGCTTGATATAAATCACTTTCATTTTTTGTTTTGCCAGTGTATCGTTTAGAACAGTTGTTTAAGTCATAGCGCATTTGATTTTCATCAACAAGGGCCGATGCTATCATCGTGTCTATTATTTTTCCGCTAACACTTAAACCAAGCGCTTGTATCCAACACACGTCATACATGGCGTTGTGAAATATTTTATTTGCAGGTGTATCTAATACACTTTGAAACCATTTTAAAACTTTTGTTCTATCCATATTACCACCACCTTCGTGTGCAATAGGATAATAACCAGACCACCCTGGCACAGCTACAGCTATACCGGTTACATCACCTTTACCAATTACATTACCTGATCCCATTTTTATTAGATCTGGGTCTTTAGTTTCTAAGTCTATTGCAATCTCATTATACTTAGATAAGTCTGGAAAATTTTCTGGTGGTAGCCACTCTGTCTGTGGTTTAAATAGAGGTGTCTGCATCGTAATCCCTTTCAATAATCATTTCTAAAAAGTGTATTGCTTTCAATATGTCTTGCTTCTTTCCCTTGTCACGATGTCTAATAATATATTTTATAGCACATCCTTCTGGATAGAGCAACTCATTCTCTATTACGAACTTGCTTGGTTGAATTTTATATTTTTGGTAGTGTGATCCTCCAATCTGCTTGTCATATGGTTTCATATCATGTATCCTTTTTCATATTTTTTTGGTTCTATTATGTGCAAATTTTCTTTTGTTCTAGTTGCACCTACATAGAACAACCTATTTTCATCGTCTGGATCTCTTTCATAACCTTTCATAGTGTTTTGTGTTAGATCTGTTAATAGCACAACGTTTTGTGCTTCACCACCTTTAGCTCCGTGTATAGTAGATAATTCTATTCGTGGTTTTTCATTTAGTTTTTCTCCGTTTGCTCTCATCTTTCGTAAATAATCTACTTTAGTTTGTCCGGCATCATCAAATGCATCAAACCAAACTGTTTTTACCTGTAAACCATAATCTTTTGTAAGTTGATCTATTGTATAAAAAGATTCTTTTGCCATACCTTTTATTTTTTTCTTGTGCCAATGTCCTGGACCCATATATTTAGATATACTTTCTATTTGTTTGTAAGACAATGGTTGTCCTTTTAATGCACCCTCCCATGCAGTTGCTGCTTCGTGTAAATCTTTTTCTGTGCCTCTCCTGTATCGTGATGAATAATATAATCCACGTTGATACAAAGACTCTTCTACATCTTTTAATAAATGTTTAGTTCTAGCTAACACCAACCATTCTCCTGTTGACATATTAATTGTGTCAGCGTTGTAGTGTCTATGTAAACTACCTTGTACAGTTTTTGGTTGCCATGTTTTATCT